CATTTCTCTCGTACTCATCGAATTCTATAGTCCCGCGAGGTGATAGGTAGGCGGTGTCTTCCTGGATGATCTTCATGCATCAGAACGGGATCGAATCGAGCGAATCATCCAACGGCGCCGCATGTGGTGCTACCGCGAGGCTGTTAGGACCATCAAGTTTTTTGCGACGATCCTTGATCGGATTGGCCAGAATGGTGGCTACGATCTTGTCGAGCTTCTCCGGCTTGGTCGCCTGTGCCAGGATCTCACTCGCCATGAAACCGGTATTGGCTTCGAACACAGCGGCGATCGTCATTCGGTCCTGATCCTCGCCATTGTCGTCACGAGTTGAAAGCTCGCGCTGGAGCACCAGCCCGATCTTCTTGCCCATGAGCGCCGGATAGCCCTCGGCGCTGGCCTTTACCATCCGTCGTTCGTTGTTGTCCCATACATCGAATTCAATGGGACCTTCGACAGCCTCTCTTACCTTCGCGCAACACAGGATGGCATTGACTATGCTATTCCCCATGAGGGCTTTACCAGCGGCGTTGACGGTATAAACATCGAGGTAGTTAGCCGTCGCGCCATCCTCGGTCTTTACAGAGAAGCCAACGCCCTCGGTGCCGCGCTTACTCAATAGCTTCTGAGCACGAGTGATGGTGCAAATGTACTTGCCGGTATCCCGGATCACTGATGAGAAGTTGTCGGCCTTGCGGGCTTCGTTTGCGTTCAGTGTCAAAGGCATTTAAGTCTCCAGTTCAAGCAGCTTGTGAAATCTCGTAGTAGGTAGTGATGGCGGCATCCACAGCCGCCAGATCGTTATCGATGTGCTCTTCCTCGAACATCGACATAGGCGTCTTAACCGTATCTGATCCACTGTTGCGGGTGCTGAACACGTAACGACCGTTGATCACCTGGGTGCGCAGCACGATTGTGATGAGGCCTTCCACAGTGATCTTTTCATCCAGGAGCTTGCCGATCGTCTTGGCTTTGACCTGGCCGGTTTCTGTCGTGTCAGTGTGCGAGATCAGATAGACACGCTTGCTGGCGTCGAGCTCGCTAGCGGCCATCAGCACGTCATAGTAGTGGCGGGCCATTTCAGTGAACTTGGCGTATCCGGTCTCATGCGCTCGCGCCATGAACTCTGTTGCCAGCAGGTACTGCAGGTCATCCACTACGATCACAGGCTTGACGGTCTTCTTCATTGCTTCGCAAATCTGATCGCTGCGATTACGTACAAGGATGTTTCCGCCGTCTTTAGTGACGGGTTTCCATTCCTTGTTGCGGAATGGCAGGGGCTTCGGAATCACCTGAATTAGCAGGGTTTGCGAGGGGTTCATGTTTCGGAGACTGGCAGACTTGCCAGTCCCCGATTGACCTAGAATCATTGTCGCGACGCTCATAAGTTCGTTTAGCTCCTAAGTTCTTTCAGGTGGTATCATAGAAATCTATGCAACGCTCGGCGGCTCAGGTTGATTCGGCCGCAGCTGCACGACTTTACGGATTCGAGCGGCCTCCTCATCGATCATGCTGGCGATACGCTCAAGCCAGCAGTGCATCTGCGTGTTAGGCACCGTCTCAGGCAACCGGCTCTGAGCATCGATGAGATATTCGCGAATCGCTCTGGCATCGGTGACTTTCTGCTTAGTCGTGATGGTGACGTAGGTCATGAGCTTCGGCCCTTCCAAGCCTTGATGATCGTTGCGATGCCTTCTGCAAATGCGCTTATCAACCACACGATTCCCAGGAAAACCAATATCCCGTTGCTGGTCGCGTATTCAAAGAATTGAGTCATAGGCCATGAAACTCCATGCACCGCACCAGCCGCACCGTGGAGGCCTGCAGGCGCAGGGTGCTTTTCTTGCTGGCCACCAGCGCCCGCCCAAGAGCATCGCTCGCCATGTTCATGCACTGCGCTGAGCGGTTGAGCGTCTGCCGGAATGACAGCAGGCGCTTGCGCAGCTGGTGGTCGAATTCGAGGGGAGTCATTTCGGCGGCTCCGGCAACGGCATCCAGTGAGTAGCGCTACCGTGGTAGGACATGTTTGAGATGCCCTGAGAATTTCTCGGCCAGCCATGGGATGCATAGCCGCACTCAATACCGTATGGCCCATAGAGAATGACTTTGACGTTGCTTGGCGCTTCATCAATATCTCGCCATTCCCCTGTTGGTTCGCCGCTCCGCCCCTGCGCCTCCGTCAGCTTGCGGTGCAACTCGATGCGAGTTTCGACGTGCTCTCTGAGTTGGCGCTTCAGGCCATCGATCTCTGAAGTAGCCCACTGCTGCTGCTCTTTCAGGTTTTGCTCAAGCTCCGGGATCTTGCGGAGGAGGGCGGCCACAAGCTTCAGCTCCTCTTTCATCTCTGCAGGTATCGATGCGACGTTTGCAAAGTGCTCCACCACTCCGACCACCCGCTCCGCATCCTCGAGCTTCACGTCAGTCATGGCCGAATCCTCTTTCGAAAATCAATAACCAGCTTGCCGTAGCTGTCTAGCCTGGCGACGGCAACGTGGCTAGCCTGATCCTTGCGCATTCCGACGGGCGTGCAGCGCTGGTGGCCGTTCCAGCGCTCTTCGACGCGCATGTTGTCGCGGCTTGTGTGGCAGAACTGAGCGTCCCTGGGATCTTTCCAGGTCGCGCCAACTACACTCGGCAGCCCAGGCTGATGGAAAAAGTTTGTCCAAGTGACGCTCACGACCGCTCCTCGTCTGTTGAAACCCCAAGATAGATCTCGTACAGCCTGCGAAGCCTCGCAGCGATGATCCGGTAGCGAGCCGCCGAGCCAGGCTTGCCGTCTCGCTCTTCGAGCTCCGCGCAGCGCTCGCACTCGTCGGCCATGGCGGGCGTGGTCTCTAGTTCGGCGTCTGTCATATAAGGTCCTCAAGGCCGAGCGAATCCACATACCGCACGTCGGCCGAGTCCTCATCCTCCGCATCGCACTCCAACAGCTCGCGCAGGTCACGGTAGGCATCCCACTCATCCGCGCCGTGGCCGATAGGCAGGCCGAGGTCATAGTCCTCCTCGGTGCAGTGCCACTCACCCATGCAGTCTTGCCAGGTCACCACGCGCACCGTTTCGCCATTGGCAAGAGCCATGAAGTGCGGCACCTTCTCGCTTGAGTCATCGGCGCCTGGCGATGACTGCTGTTGTGGGCCCGCGTCGGTCGGCGCCGGGTCTAGGGGGGCGAGGGCGTGGAGAGTGGAGGCCAGGGCGTTCATACACCCACCAAAAGTTCGTTAACGAGAGGGATGGCGATCAGGGCGAGGGCGGTGATCATGTCTTCCTCAGCTTGTTGCTGAGTTCCATCACTGCACAAACTGCCTCTGCTGTTTCGTGCTCCAGGAATCCAACCTTGAGCCTCCCGGCCCCGCTGTGAGGATCGGACACGTCTCTAGGCTGAGCTAAGATGATTCCCGGTCTGCCAATTTGGGCTTCCGCTTTCGCATGCTCAAAGAGCTGCTTAAGCTGTGCCAGCTGCTTGCTACTCAGATCAAGAAACACGGTTTCTGGGTGTTCGCTCACGTGAATCTCCTCATCGCGTGTGAAGTCCACGGCAGCGCCTCACCCTGCACCGTGCGCACGATTCCCTGCAGGCGGCCGCGGCGAATCAGGCGGACACCGCGTTGTTGAAAAGTCAGGCGCCAGAGGCCGGCGGCTCGCTCGATGACGTCGGCGTATGGTTGGCGGTTACGCATTGGAGCCGGCTCGACGGAATGGGATCACTTTCGCCGAATCGCGCTTGGCCGCGGGCTTCTGGAATGGAAGCTGAACAATCGGCTGACGCCGCTTCGGTACGCTCAGAAAGACCACCTTGAAATCGGATTTGTAGTTCATGCTTCCTCCGGTGCGGCCAGGCGCGCAAAGTCTTCTTGGGCTTCTTGTGGGGTCGGGAACCACTTCGAGCACTTCATCCACTTGCCGGTACGCGCATCCTTCTGGTGTACAGCGAAGCCACTGTCGTGGTCTTCGTTGAAGCACTGACGCACGGCGAAATTGGTGAGCAGGATGTGGGCGGGGATCATGACTGCACCCCATTCCTAATTGAGTTTGCCGCCAACTCTGACTTCCGGACTTCGACGCCTGGGAATGGCAACTGGTCAGTCAGCCCTTTGGTGATTGCATCCCTCGCCCAGCTCGGCAGGTGCTTGTAGTGAGGCAGCAGCGCTGAGACTCCCAAGTGCGCCATCTGTTGGCCGATAGACCGAAAGTACTTGGCGCTCATCACAGCACCCCCTGCAGCGCTCGCAGCACGCCGCCAATCGCCATCAGGTAGCCGCCGCACATCACTAGGGCGAGGCCGATTTCGCGGTGGAGGGCGTTACTCATCGGAGTCTTCCTCTGAGAGCGAAAAGGCCTCGATGCTGACGCCAGTCTCACAACCCAGGAGGACGATGGACGTGCTGAACTCGCCGTGCAGGCATCGAGACTCGACTTGGATGTCGCCGTACAGGTCCTGCTGCTCGCGGAGTTTTTCTATAAGGGCAGAGATCTTCACAGCTGCCTCCCCTGCGCCACGCAGTCGTATTGAGAGAAGGGGCGGATGCCCAGGCGGTGGTTCTCTTTGATGGCCCAGCCGTGGCCGACGATGGTCAGAACCTGGTAGGCACGGCGAGCCAGTGACCATCTCTCAGAGCGCTGGGCCTTGTGGTCCAGCCACGTGCCGAGTGCCCAGTGGCCGGCGATGTACAGCGCGTTGGTCAGGAGCACCGTTGTGTGCGAGGGCTGATCGGATCCAAAGGCCAGCGAGGCGAGGTTGTTGCCTTCCCTGAGGCAGTCCGGTGCGCCGGCTATGGTCACCGTCTGCGCCGTGTCGAGCAGCATCAGGCCGGTCATGAAGACCTGCATGTTCCGGCCGCCCTCGGTCTTGAAGCCGAGCATCGGTGCCTTGTGCGGGCGCTCGGCCGGCAGCTGGTGAGCGACGGTGGGGTTGGCCTGGAGATAGGCAGCTACGTTGCCCTCGACGTCCTTGAGGTCGGCGCGGGCGGCCATGCCGATCATCGAGCCGATGCACAGCAGGAGCAGCAGAGTGCGGGCTACGCACGCTTGAAACTCGACGTACCGACGGCGGGCGCGGCGCTCGAGCTCCTCGGCAATCTGGTCGAGCTCCTGGAGCTGAGTCTCAAGGATCGAGGAATACGGGTACTCCGCGATACGCCGCTGCAGGTCACCCTGGGCGCGCCGTAGCGTATCGGCTGAGAGGGCGGAGAGGAGGATCTGACTCGGCATCTGCTTTCCCCATCGGAGGTGATGGGGAGGGAGATTACCCGGGGGTAAAGCGACCGTCAATACCCGCAGGTAAAGTTTTTGAGCAAAAAAAGCCCGGCTCTTGGCCGGGCGGTATAACCAGTTGAACGGGAATCTAGTGACGCAGGTTCGCTATAGCGTTCGAGATCTCTTCGAGTTGTAATTCCAGCTTCCGGATCCTGCTGTTTATGTCCCAGCCGACCAGAACCACTAGGATCGCGATGAACCAAAGCATCATTGTGTCGCCGGCTGTACAGTCGGCGCTCCTTTGCAAGCGATGATCAACGTGCGGTTTATGACCGACCCAGCGGTGAGGGTGCTGGGGTTAGCGGTCACCAGCACGCCACCATCAGTTGAAGAAGTGAAGGTGTCGTATCCACGCTCCTTGCATATGCCTCCCGCCTTCTTGAAGCACCCGGCCCAGCTGTTCGCGAGACCATCGCAGCTGATCGAGAATGCCTCGCGGCCATCCGGAGCATAAGTCTTGCTTGCGAAGGTGCAGCCGCTAACCAGCGCCACGGCTCCCAGCGCGATTACGATTCTTTGATACATTCGCTTCTCCCTGTTTCTTTTTTCGTACGGGGCGACTCGGAACAATCTCCCGGGTGGCCAGCCCGACCATGTAGGTCGAAAGCAGCTCATCTGCCTTGCGCTTCGCGCTATCTGACAACCGCTCGTAAGTCTCCGGAGGAACACTAAAGGGCCAGTATTTTTGCCCTTTAGAATCATCATTCTCGGTATTTGGGTTGCTCATCCACCCGGGCATTTTCCCCATGACTGCCTCGAGCTCTGTGGCCATATCGCCACTGATTGGCTTGATGCCCTTGCGCATCCTGCTCACATAGCTCTCGCTTAAGGGAGCCGCGCCCGGCGCGCGGGCGGCTGTGACACGCTCCGCCAAAGCAACCGCGCTGCCAGCTTGCTCGATAAGAAGTTCGAGTTTTTTGCGCCTGATGGCAGCTAGATCATTTTCCATCCGGCAATGGTAGGCGTCTTTACTCCAAGGTAAATTCCCCTGGGGTATTGACATCGCTTTACCCAAGGGTAAAGTCAGCCCGATGGAAGAACTTCGCTCGTACCTCAACTCGCTCTCCGTATCCGAGCAAGAGTCATTTGCATCGAGATGCGGAACTTCGCTCGCGTATCTCCGAAAGGGAATCTCTAAGGGGCACAAATTTGGCCCAGATTTGGTGATTGCCTTTGAGCGAGAGTCGGGTGGGGAGGTGACCTGCGAGTCTATCCGCCCTGACGTTGACTGGGCGTACCTGCGTAACTCGGTGATGCGGCCCAACGCATCCACAACGCCTCTGACTTGAGGCAGCCTCGACATGCTCTCCCCCTCCCATCAAATCAGTCCATCCTTCGTGGACTTTCTGTGTAGTCCGATTCCTTCGAGTGGACGCTGCTCCAGTCGTCGCATGTCGGCAACATCGGACAATACTCATGTCTCTCGTGAGGGTTCTTTCACTTTGTCGCGCAATCCGCGGGAAAGGTTGCATGTGCATTGCAACAGGTTAAGGGAATCCCTGACACGCGGGCACCTGTACGAAGGTATCAATTCAGGAAATGACTGCAGTGCGAGTGTCATCTGGACGACACATGGCAGCTGTGAATCCGCAGCCGGCCCGGTGGACATGGGTTATGTCCGTCCTCAGACGGTTCTGACAGCGATCTCAGGGAATCCCGTAGTTTATTTGACCTCGCGAAAGTCGCTGGGCTGCACTCAAGCGCAAGCGCAACGCCTATCCAACTGTTCCAGTTCCGAGGAGGTGATGCCTCATGCCACGCGGACCACTGAGTCCCTACGACGCATCTGTGAGTCACCGCGGCGCGCGCATGCGGTAACAACACGCGCTGATGTTGAACAACCGAATTCGAGAGCCGGAGAGCAGAGGAGGGTCACGGCCTATCTGGGCACGAACTGTCACGTCGTCCCGGCTATCGATCCATTCAATGCTGCCCGCCACCAGCTTCGGATCACTGGTGGAAGTAGCCGAGCTCAATGTCCGAGAAGGGCTCAGGTGAAAGTCACTTCAGTTGGCCGGGTGGCGCCATCCCCCTGCGTGCAAGCCCCTCGCTCATCGAGCGCTTGCACCTTCGCAGCTGGGACGAACGGCTGCGCTTTCTATAACGAGGTGGGCGCGTGAGAAAGCTCACCGACATCCAGCTGCGAATGCTCCGCTACCTCGATAGCGGCATGAGCTCGGAAGAGATCTCGAACCTGACCATGACCAACCCGAGCACGGTCAGGAATCACATCAGCCGGATCATGAAGAAGTCTCGCTGCCGATCTCTATTCCAGCTCGGCAGATGGGCCATGCGCAATGGGTATCTCCAAGTCGATACAAAAACGGTCACAGACCGGGAGTTGCGGGTATGAACAAGGGCGCAAAGCAGACCGTGTATCGAGAAACGCTGAAACCCGTGGATCTCAGCCCAAAGCTCAAAGAGATGCTCCGTCTTCTCGCCGCCGGCAAGACAACGCACCAATGCGCGCCTTTGCTAGGAATCACTGAGCGCAGCTCTGAGTGCTATCGCCAGAAGATCATGGAGCTCACCGGTTGTCGCACGCCTGTAACTCTCGGTGTTTGGGCCGCTCAGCACGGCTACGCCCCTAGCGATAAATCCTAAGGGGTAATTGTTGAGAGATATTTTCAGCCGTGTATAACACTCACCGATGAACCACTCAGAAGTCATCTGCCGCAGCTCTCCAGGCTATTTCGACCTGGCGTACGCCCTCGAGATGGCGGCCACCTGCAAGCGGCTCTCTGGTTTCGACTTCCGGCCGTACTACTGCCGCTGCTGCACCAAGTACCACCTGAAGACCAAGAAGCAGAAGGAGCGGGTGTGAAAATCTACATCAGCGGACCCATCACCGGGATTCCCGATGGCAACAGACGCGCTTTCTCAATGGCCTCGATGCAACTCGACATCGCCGGCCACGAATCTGTCAGCCCGCATAACAACGGCCTACCGGCTGATGCGTCGTGGCAAGAGCATATGCGTGCCGATATTAGGATACTGATGGATTGTGAAGGCATGGCCTTATTGCCCGGTTGGCGCCAAAGCAAAGGCGCACAGATCGAAAGAGACCTTGCCCTGAGCGTTGGCATTGTCGTGAAGCCGCTTGAAGAGTGGTTGCCATGACCGCCCCCTGGTGGCTCTACCGCCTAATCGTGCGCTGGCGCTCCTGGCGCAACATGGGCGCTCTGCTCAATCGCCGCGTCGAGGTCGAGAACGCACTGCTGGACGCATACAAGACCGGAAAGGGCATCGATGCCGAGCAGTGCCGACTGCTGGCGTACAAGCTGGGAGTGCCGCAGCAATGAGTCATCTCAAGAAGATACTCACGAGCGTCATTCTGGGCGCCAGAGACGGCTTTGCCATTTCGGGCTTCGTGATCACCATCCTGTGTGTCCTGGCCACGTGTGCAGGCTGCGCAGCTCGCCCAGCCCCGACCGCCTACCGCATCGAGCTCGAGGTCTACGTCCGTGACCCGCAAGCCCTGTGCCGGCGCGCCTGGGACATCGCGGTGCCACGGTTTGGGCTGTCAGTGGCCGAGGCTGTGACGATGACGCGCGGGGAGTTTGTGGCTTCGAAATGCCTGGCTGTTGTTTATCAGACAGCTGCCGTCGATGAAGTGGTGAGCGCTGGGATTCACGTCAAGGAGATATTGCAGTGAGCAGATCTGGCTATTCAGATGACTTGGATGTTCTCCAGCTCGGTCGCTGGCGCGGGATCATTCGAAGCGCTAGCAAGGGGCAGCGCGGCCAGGCTTTCTTTCGCTCATTGGTCGAGGCCTTGGATGCCATGCCAGACAAACGTCTGGGCAAGGATGACATGGTAGATGACAGCGGCTGCATGTGTAGCTTGGCTGCTCTCGCCAAGCACCGCGGCAGTGATCCTGATCGCCTGAACCCTTACGACTACAAGTCTTTGGGCCAAGAATTCAACATCGCTCATCAGCTCGCGCGGGAAGTCATGTACCACAATGACCAGGGCACATGGAAACGTGAGACGCCCGAGGATCGCTGGTTGCGTATGCGTAACTGGGCCGCGGAGCAAGCAGGACTGCCAGCTGCATGACCCCCGACCCCCAGGACGCCGTCACGCTGGCCCAGGAGCTGCGCATGGACCCGGAGCTGGAGGCGGCCATCGCCATCACCAACGTCGAGCTCAATGCCGCACAGGCCGAGTTCGAGCGCGTGCGCGGCATCGTCAAGCTCGATGAGTACCTGCGGGTGTGGCGGCGGTTGGAAGACCTTAAGCGGCAGGCGGGGGTGCGATGAATTGCAGCGCGCATAGGTTAGCTACCGAAAAGGCGGTTTCCCGAGCCGCCCTGGCGCGCTGTTCTCTATCTCGGGGTGCTACGGGAGCGCGAATGGCGAAGACATATTCGGAAAAGCTTCTGGATCCGAGGTGGCAGAGAAAGCGACTCGAGATCCTGGATAGATCAGGTTTCAGCTGTGAGTCTTGCGAGGCAACCGACAAGACCCTGCATGTGCACCACAAGCTGTACCGAAAGGGCGCAATGCCTTGGGAGTATTCCGACCATGAACTCGAGGCGCTATGCCATGAGTGTCATGAAGAGAAACACTCAGTTAGAAAGCGATTGGATGAAACGCTAGCGCGGCTCTCCGCCGGAGAGATTGAGCAGGTGCTAGGTTTCGCGCTTGGCTGCCTGGCACTTGAGGAGCTTTTCCCAGACGAGGTGGAGGAGGAGCTTAAAAATCATACGTACCAGCTCAATGGCTGGTCGGAGTCTCGAGGATTCTACGCAAGGCTCGCATTTCCTGTTCAACCCGAAGAGCTGGAAGAGTTTATGTCGATAGAGCCGCTCGACAGCAGGGCTGTCTTCGAGATTACCGTCCATGGGCTGCCATCAAAGCGAGAAGAGCAGTAATGCGCCCATACGCAACCGTCTCTCCTTTGTTCTGGACCGGCGCCACCGGCAAGCGCCTGCGAAAAGATCCTGATGCGCAGAGGGTTGCGTTTTATCTCATCACCAGCCCGCACTCCCATCAGAGCGGGCTGTACTACTTGCCAATGATGTACCTATGCCACGAGGTTGGCATATCTCCGGAAGGGGCTTCGAAGGCCCTTCGATCGCTATCTGAAGATGGATTTTGCGTATACGACGAGACCTCGGAGTGGATCTGGGTCAAGGAAATGGCTGCTTGGCAGATAGGCCAAGGCCTGCAGGCTTCAGACAAGCGCTGCAAAGGCGTTCAGCAATACCTCCTGACAGTCCCCGAGTTGCCCTTCATCGCAGAGTTCATCGCCAGGTACGGGGATGATTTCCACCTTTATATAGCCCCAGGCAAGGGATCAAAAAGCCCCTTGGAAGGGGCTTCCTCTGAACAGAACAGATCAGGAACAGAACAGGAACACAACACACCAGAAGCTCGCGCCTCCGGCGCTGATGACAAACCTGCTCGCGCAAAGGGAACACGGATCGCTATCCCGTTCCCGCTGACAGACGCGATGCGCTCCTGGGCTGCCGAACAGTACCCGAACGTCGATGTGAAGGCCGCTACGGCTGAGTTCGAGGATTACTGGGTCGGCGTGCCAGGGCCGAAGGGGTTGAAGCTTGATTGGGTTGCTACCTGGAGAAACCGGATCCGTGATGTCTCGCTTCGGCAGAAGCGGAATGGCTATGCAAGCCAGCAGATTGCAGCGGCGCCACGAGCGAGGGCCTTCGGAACATGAGCGCCACAATCCTCGAAGCCGAAAACACCCTGCTTGGCCGGCTGATGCTGGACAACTCGCTGTTGCAAACCGCAGAGCTCGCAGCGACGGATTTCCTCAGCGCCCAACACCGGCAGGTCTACGAAGCCATCTGCACGATCACGGCAGACGGCGAAGTTGCCGAACCCGTGACGGTCGCGGATTTCCTCGAGCGAGCCACCGGCCGGAAGTGGCTGCAGGTCACGACGGGCATGGTTGCGGACAACTTCCGGGGATCTGGCATCGACAGCTACGCCCGAGCGATCAAGACCGCGGCAAGAACGCGGCAAGCGCTGCAGATTGCCGCGGAGTTGCAGGAGGCTGCGAACAACGACGTTGCCGGCGCGGTGGACTACGCGATCCGCCAGCTGATGGCGATCAACGCGACCTCCCAGGACTGGCATTGCCACGTGAAGTCGGCGGTGGGTGCCGCGATTGACCTCATCGACCAAGCGCACCAGGCCGATGGCAAGCCGACCGGGATCAGCACCGGCATCCGTGACCTGGACGACAGCCTCGGCGGGATGCACGGCGGTGACCTGATCGTGGTTGCAGCTCGGCCGGCAATGGGCAAAACAGCCTGGGCGCTGAACACCATGCTGGGTTCTGGCGTCGCAACCGGCATGGTCAGCGGTGAGCAGGGACGCGCGCAGATCGGGATGCGCCTGATGGCAATCAACGGCTCCATCAGCTTGCACAACATGCGCCGAGGCAAGCTCGAGGATGCAGAGTGGGCCCGCATCAACGCCGCAGCCAATGCGCTCTCAGCGCGCCCAGTCTGGCTGTTCGATCGACCCGGGCCATCGATCCAGGACATCCAACGTCAGGCCCGTCGCTGGAAGTACGAAAACAACATTCGGCTGCTGCTGGTGGATTACATCCAGAAAATCACCGGCGGTGAAGGCCGAGACATGCGGTTGCAAGTCGGTGACGTCGTAACGCAGCTGAAGAACATCGCCCGCGAGCTCGACATCGTGGTGGTGGCATTGGCGCAGGTGAGCCGTGACGTCGAGAAGCGGCCAATGGGGCAGGACGGCATGGGCCGGGTGCCGTACATGGGCGACATCGCAGAGTCAGGGCACATTGAGCGCGAGGCCGACCAGATCTACACGCTGTACCGCCCCTTCGAGTACGAGGCAGAGGAGCGATTTCGAGGCATCGCCTTCGCCAACGTCTGCAAGAACCGCCACGGCCCGACCGGGATCATCAAGCTGGCCTGGCGAGGTGAGTATCTGCAGTTTGGAGATCTTGCGCATACCGAGCGTCAATGGATGGCAGCATGAGCAAAAACAAACCAAAGACCGCAGCCGAAGCCCGCCGCTCCCGCAACGGCGGTGGGGGGTTCTTGGGGATGGAGGAGCTAGACATAGTGGCTGGCCCGGCCGTTGGAATTTGCAGTGCCTGCAATCGCAAGACGTGGCAGCCCAGGCATGTCGGGCATGCATGCATGTTCCCGTCGATGAACGGCGGCATATGCTACGGCGTACTGAATCCGATGCAGCCATGACCCGCCCCAACGGACTGCCGAGTACCCTGACGTGGGCGGCTGACCCTGAGCGCAAGCGTACGTGCTCGAACTTGGGCCACGTGATCACCGGGGCGCGTCGCATGAACCTTGTTGTCTACAACGCATGGGCCGGCGAGCCTCACCAGAGCAAGCACCTCCATCAGGACTGCGGTGCCGATGGCCTCAAGTGGTGCAAGTTGGCCTGCGAGCGGCACGCCAACGCTACACCCCAACCCCAAAATTCAATCACTGAGGTGGCCGGCTCATGACGCTAACAGGCAATCGCTGCAGGTGCTCTGGATGTGGCGAGTACTTCAACTCGACCTCCATGTTCGATCGGCATCGCGCAGGCGACTGGAAGGACCGAGGATCGAACCGCAGATGCCTATCACCTGCTGAACTGTCGGAGCGCGGTTATCTCAAGAACTCAGCTGGGTTCTGGATACGCGAGGGAATGCCCGCCAGCCTTGGCAGGGAACGCGCCAGAGACGAGATATCAGTTTTCGAATGCCAGAGCACAGCCCATCAACCGCAGCAGGCGCTGCGATAGGAGACAGAGCGATGTTCAATCAGCAGATCGATCCGAAGTACGCGAACGTAGTCAGCAGGGCCAAGGATCTCTCACAGCAAGGCGCTATCGGGCTACAGCCACAGGCATTCCAAGGATTCGAACAAGCTATGCCTGTGAATATTGCCGATACTCTCGTGGCTGTCGCAGCGGCCAGGCTGCAAGACCGTTGCGCAGGTATCTACTCTCTAGCCGACCGCCTGGAGCGCATTGCAGATCGCGTTTTTGGAGAGGTGGCCGACAAGGACCCCACTGGCAATGCGCCAAGTGGCCCGGGTCAGGCAGGGCAACTGGATCATGCTTTCAATTGCACCGATGCTGCACTTGCGCGAATCGAGCGTGCCGTGTCACGGCTGGAGCGTGTCTGATGAACCTCCCCGACATCGAACTCGTCTCCGCCAAAGTCCACGAAGCCTGGATGGACAGCAAGCGGGCGAAGGGCGTCACCTCGCGGCTGTCAGAGCTGGGCGAGGAGCTGATGGTGCCGTACGAGCAGCTCTCCGAGTCCGCCAAGGAACTTGACCGCGGCACGGTGCGCGCTGTGTATGCGGCGATCGAGGCGGCGCGATGATCACCATCGGCATCGATCCTGGCCTTACAGGCGCGATCGCTGCGGTAGACCAGAGCGGTCACTACGAAGTCCACGACCTGCCTGTGCAGCGCGACAAGTCACTGGCATGGATAGACGGCGCAGAATTGGGCCGCATCGTCAGGGCATTCGGTGCCGCGCACTACATGACCGGCATCATCGAACGCGTCTCAGCCATGCCAAAGCAGGGCGTCGCTAGCAGCTTTGGGTTCGGAGTCAACTTCGGCAGCGTGCTCGGAGTGATCCAAGGGCTTGGCATTCGCCTTGAGCTCGTGACGCCAGCCAAATGGAAGCGTGAGATGGCGCTTGGTTCGGACAAGGACGCAGCCCTGCACAAGGCGCGGCTGCTGTTCCCGCTGGCTGACTTGCGCCTCAAGAAGCATGACGGCCGCGCAGAAGCTCTTCTGCTCGCTCACTGGTACATCACCAAAGACAAGGGGAAGGCGAGGGCGGCGGCGTGAGCAATCTATCTGATAGACAATCAATATCTATCAAAACAATCAAGTAGCGTATGTCTAGAGGTGGTAAAAGGCCGGGTGCAGGAAGGAGAGCGGGTGTGCCTAACAAGGCTACCAGCAATGCGCGAGAAGCGATTGCTCGCTTTGTTGATGGCAACGCCGATCAGCTTCAAGAGCTGTTGGATGAGATTCGAAGAGTCTATGGTGCAAAAGCCGCATGGGATTGCATCATGGATCTCGTCGAGTATCACATCCCAAAGTTGCAGCGCGCCGAAGTCGAGATCCAGGGCGAGATGACCCTAAGGCATGCAAACGAGCTATCAGACGACGAGCTTGCGAGTATCGCCGGCACAGGCAGCCAGCGAGTTGCTGAGACGGCGTAGCGCTCGTCGAAATGCCATCGACTTCGTTGCCTACACTACGCCCCGCTGGTCGCCAGGCCCGATCCATAGGGCGATCTGCGAGCAGATCGACCGAGTTCGCCGCAAAGAGATTGACCGGCTCCTTCTGCTCTGCCCGCCGCAGCACGGTAAGTCCCAGATCAGCAGCCGTCGCGCACCAGCGCTGTTCCTTGCCGACGATCCGACCGAGGACATCATTCAGGTCTCTGCATCTGCAGAACTCGCTGAAGGCTTTGGTCATGACGTGCGTAACTGCGTCCGCAGCGAAGAGTTCCAACGACTCTTCCCCAAAGTCACACTCTCAGAGGACAGCAGTGCTCGCGGCCGATGGCACACCAATCACGGTGGCAGTTACTACGCTGTTGGCGTCGGTGGACAGCTCTACGGACGCGGCGGGATGGCCATCATCGATGACCCTTTCGGCACCTGGGAGGACGCACAGAGCGAACTCCAACGCAACAAGGTCTGGGAGTGGTACACCGGCACTCTCTACAACCGCGTGCGCCCTGGGAAGCCAATCATCGTGATCCAACACCGGATGCACGAGGATGACTTGGTGGGTCGGTTATTGGCGCAGCAGGCTTGCGGAGGCGATCGCTGGGAGGTCATCGAGCTGCCAGCGCACATAGACAACCCTCCATGGCCGCAGCGCTATGACGGTGCCGCATTGGCTCGTATCCGGCAGAACATGGATAGACGCCAGTGGGCGGCGCTGTACATGCAGAACCCGACGCCAGAAGACGGCACGTTCTTCAAGCGGGAGCAGTTCGAATTGTTCGACCCGTCCAAGGTGCCGGCATGCCACAAGTACCAGACCGGTGACTTTGCGGTGACAGAGGATGGCGGAGACTGGACTGAGATCGCTACGCACGGATACTTGAATGAGGACCTGTACCTCGCAATCGAGGGCTGGCGTGGGCGCACGACGGCCGATGTTTGGATAGAGCAGCTCATTGACCAGGCAGAGCGGCAGAACCCCTTCGCATTTTTCGGTGAGTCAGGGCCGATTCGGCGGGCCATCGAGCCATTCCTAACCAGGCGAATGCAGGAGCGCTCTGTGTTTGTGCCGTGCGAGTGGCTGACTCGTGGCAAAGACAAGCCAACCGAGGCGCGTCCGCTTCAGGCTATGGCCGGACTCAAGCGCATCAAGATCGCAGACACGGAGTATGGTAACAACCTGTTGTCGCAACTCCTCAAGTTCCCGGCTGGTAAGCATGACGATGCCGTCGATATGGCTGTTCTGATGGCCAAGGCGGTCCATGAGGCCCACCCAGCCATCGTTAAGCCCAAGCAAGCGCCGCCGCCGCCAAAGTGGTCGGCTAAGCAGACCATCAACGAAATGATTCAGCAGCACAGCCGCAAGCGTCGCGGGGGAGAGTGGTAGATGAGCGATCGAATTCATGAGGCGGTTACGGTCGCCGAGCTGACCGGCACCAACGACAACGACGTGCTGTGCACGGTCAACGCCAACGACTATGACACCTGGATCCTGGGCAGCACGGCCGGCGCCATGGATGTCTTCGTGAGCCTGGACGGGACGAACTTCCTGGCATCTGCAGTGGCGCTTGAGGACATGGTGTCCACGACGCCTGCGACACGCGTGGTCGTCACCGCTGCTGGAAGACCCTTCAAGCTTCAGATCAAGTGCAAGCTGATCCGCGTGCTCCAGAACGGCGCTACGGGTGTTGCTGGCGGCCGTCTGGTTGGCTATCGCACGACATGAGCGAAGAGCAGGTCGAGCAGATCGAGCGCAAGCCGGCAGAGGAGCAGCCTGCCGACTTCGTGCGCCGCTGGCTGATGGAGTGGACGCTCGCCGACAGCAACGAGAAGACCTGGCGCGAGCAGGCGAAGCACTGCTACCAGATCTACGAGGGCGGGGCGCCGACGAAGGATGGGCACGCTCGAACCGATCGCAGCTTCAACATCCTCTGGTCGAACACCGAGACCTTGCTGCCCGCTGTGTACAACAGCGCGCCACAGCCTGATGTGCGTAGGCGTTTCCGGGATGCTGACCCGTTGGGCAAGGCTGTGTCGATGGTTCTCGAGCGCGCGCTGTCGTATGCGATAGACACCGAGGACTTCTACGACACTCTCGAGGATGCGGTCCTGGATTGCATCGTCACTGGGCGCGGCGTCGTGCGGGTGAAGTACGAACCGAAGTTCGCGCCGATCATGGATGCGGCTGGCGAGCCGATGATGCTGCCGTCTGAAGAAGGCCAAGAGCCGCAGGCGGCTGAGCAGAAAGTCTCCGAAAAGTGCGTGATCGAGCACGTGCAGTGGGATCGCTTCCGCCGCGGGCCTGGGAAGCGGTGGCGCCACGTGCCATGGATCGGATTCGAGCACGACTTCAACCGCGAGCAGCTCGTGGAGATGTTCGGCGAGGAGTTGGCGGCCAAGGTGCCGCTTAACTACCCCGAGGGCATGGACAAGTGGAAGGACGAGGAGAAGAAGGCTTTTGGCACCGCCCAGGTGATCGAGATCTGGGACAAGGACACCATGCAGGTCATCTTCATCAGCACTGGCTGGAAGGACGGCCCGCTGCTGGTTGAGCAGGATCCGATGGAGATCGACGGCTTTTGGCCCATCCCCAAGCCCATGCTGGCTATCAAGAACGGCCGCAGCATTGTCCCGCGGCCGCTGTACCACATGTACGAGGTGAAGGCTCGCGAGCTCGAGCGCATCAGCCAGCGGATCAACGCCATAGTGCGGGTGTGCAAGGTGCGCGGCGTGTACGACTCGACGATGAGCGAGGTGACGAAGCTCCTGGATGAGGCCGACAACACCGACATGATCCCGGTGCAGAACACGGCCAAGTACTACCGCATGGGCGGCCTACAGAAGGCGATCTGGATGATGCCGGTGGGCGAGATCGCGAACGTCCTGGCAGCCCTCTACCAGGCACAGAACGAGTGCAAGCAGACGATTTACGAGCTCACGGGTATTTCGGACGTGATCCGTGGTGCTACCGAGGCGAGCGAGACGGCCACGGCCCAGCGGCTCAAGGCACAGTTTGGCGGCCTGCGTCTCAAGACCCTGCAGCGCGAGGTGAAGCGCTTCGGGCGCGATGTGATGCGCCTCATCGCCGATGTGATGTGCAGCAAGTACGACTGGCAGACGTTCGCCGAGATCACTGGATTGCAGTACCCGACGGCCCAGGAGAAGCAGGCCGCGCAGATGCAGCTTCAGCAGGCGCAGCGCACGCCGCCGCAGGTTGATCCCATGACCGGCCAGGCTATGCCGCCACCGCCCCCGGATCCGGCCATGCTCAAGGCCGCCGAATCACCGAGCTGGGAAGAGATCAGCGAGGTCATGAAGTCCGATCGCCAGCGCTGCTACAAGGTCGATATCGAGACCGACAGCACCATCGCCGAGACGCTCGAGATGGACATGGCGGGCATGCAGGAGGCGCTGACGGCGATCATGACGTTCATCAGCGGCGCCATGCCCGGGCTGCAGTCGGGGATGATCAGCATCGACCTGATCAAGTCGGTGGCGCTGTCGATTGCCAGGCGCGCGCGCATGGGCTCGGCCGTCGAGGATGCTATCGAGCAGATCCAGCAGCCGGCACCGCCGCAGCCTGATCCAGCGATGGTCCAGGCAGCCGACGAGGCCAAGGCCGGTCGAGAGGAGAGCGGCAAGGCCGTCGGCGAGGTTAAGGCCATGATCGAGAAGATGATGCAGGCCGTGCAGCAGCCAAAGCGCATTCGCGCGCAGGCGAATCAGATGGGCGAGATTGACGGAGAGTTGGTTGATGCGTAGCAAAAGCCTGAAGCTTGAGATGATCGAGTCGGATGTGATCGCCAGCCTTCGCAAGCCGACAGTCAGAGACATGCCGACTTCATTCAGCGATCTTGTGAGCGGTGCATTTAGGGCCAAGCGCATCACTTACCGCCGGCACGGGCTAAACGGCGAGCTGCTGAAGCCCGCGAGCTGCTGAAGCCTATGCATCATCGATTCGAGGTTAAGGGTGGAGAAAGCCACAGCCAGGCAATAGCTCGCAACCTAACCAAGAGCAATTCACTGTTCGCGAGGCTGTGCAAGCAATGAGCAAAGGCGGGCTGGACAATTGGAAGGACGATATCAAGCCTGACGATCAAACGATGGGCGCAGATGGCGATCGGTATTGCATTTGCGGCTCGAAGTGGAAGCAATGGCCGTCATGCACCATGTCTCAATGCATATTGCGCGATGGGCGCGCGAGAGTGCAGCTGGAGAGCAAAGATGCCTCGCCGTAGATACGTCTGGGATCCCCACGCCATCGAACCTCGCGACGGCAGCATCGGCTGCATGGTCGAAGTAAGCGCTGACTACCAGCAGACGACCGAGGTGCACTACGTGCGCGGTGACACGCCGGGCTACGTGAGTCCAGTGACAGGCAAGTGGATCGACGGCGCCAGAGCACGACGCGATGACCTCGCCCGCACTGGATCGCGCCCGTGGGAGGGCATGGCGGCCGAGAAGGCGCACGCCCAGCGCCAGCAGCAGTACGTCGAGCAACGCTACGAGAAGCGGCTGGATGAGGCTGTGCGGCGCGCTTATTACCAGCTGTCGCCCGCGAAGCGACGGCATTTGGGGGGATGATGCTGCTACGGATTTTCGGTGCTCCCTTGTGCTTTCTGCGGAAGATCCATTGGACGGTTCAGTGGAGATTTCCCGCTAGAGGTGTAGAGGGGCACAACTACAGCTTGATCCCTAACACGAACCTTCCCAAGTGTCGTTCATGCGGGAAGATCGGGCGCCCCGTGCCTGATGAAGTGCGCCGGGAAATTGAACACGAACGACGTCGCACGTCTCCGGAGAATTGAATGGCAGACAACGAACCGAGTACCACCGAAACATCCACGAGTGCCACCGTCGAGACGACAGCGGCACCTTCGATGGAAGACACGATCCGGTCCACCCTGGCCGAGATCAAGACGCGAGGTAGCGATGACCAAGCGGGAGCGCCGGAGGCTTCGAAAGATCCTGAAGGCAGCCCAGGCCGAACTCGCGACCCTGCCGGCCGATTCTCCAAGGCCGCTGCTCCTGATGACGGTAAGCCAGGCACTCCAGCTGTCAAAGCCGAAGCGCCTGCCGCCACCGACACTCCAGTAGCGGACAAGTTCGCCGAGGCGCCGAAGTCGTGGAAGTCAGAGCGCAAGGCCGAGTGGGCCACGCTACCGCCGACCGTACGGGAAGAGATCCACCGGCGTGAGGAGGACTTCCACCAAGGCATCGAGAAGTACCGCGGCAAGGCGGCGACGTTCGACACCTTGGATGCTGTGATTCGTCCGCATGCCGACGTGTTTCAGGCGGCCGGACAGAACGCAGTAGAGAACATCAGTGGATTGTTGAACTTCCAGCGCACTCTCTACAACGGGAGTGACGCAGAAAAGGTCTATACTCTATTGCAAATTGCTTCCAATGTTGGTATCAAGCCGGAAGCAATAGTGGAGGGTCTAAACAACCCTCAGCGTGCGCCGGTTCAAGATCCGCGATACGACAGCCTCTTACGAGATCTTCAGGAAACGCGTCAGATCGTGAGCCAAGTGAAGCTGGCGCCGGTGATGTCTCAGGTCGAATCGTTCATGGCTGACCCTAAGAACGAATTCGTCGGCGAACCGGAAGTCCAGGCAGAGATGGAGCGATTGTTGAAGTCGGGCAGTGTTCAGACGTTGCAGCAGGCCTATGACAAGGCATGCCGTCTGAGCGACTCAGTGCAAGCCAAGGTGGAAGCGCGCAAGCGCGAAGCTGAGGCGAAGCAAAAGGCGGACCTAGCCGCCAACGCCCGCAAAGTCTCTTCGATCAATGTTCGCACCCGTGGGGCGACCCCTGCCGGTTCAACAGCGAAGGGCACGATGGAAGACACCATCAGGGCACGTCTGGCCGAGTTAAAGGCTGAAGGACGCGCGTGATGGAGGCTATCACCGTGTTTGGAGCCTTGAACTACCATGGCAGTACCTGCCTCTACGTCATTTACGACGTTCACTGAGCTTGTATCGACGACTTTCCGCAATCACAAAGGCGAGTTCGTCGATAACGTTTCGAACCACAACGCGCTGTTCCGGCGCATCACCGAGAAGGGCGGCGTCGAGAAAGAAGACGGCGGCCTTTCGATCACTCGAAACATCGATTTCGAGGACAACCAGACCTACCAGCGCTACAGCGGGTACGACGAGCTCAACATCTCCAATAGCGAGGTGTTGAGTTCGGTTGAATTCGCCTGGCGCCAGGTCGCGATCCACGTCACGGCCTCAGGCGAGGAAATCCGCAAGAACAGCGGCGAATCCCGCATCGTCAATCTGGTCAAGTCTCGCCTTCAGAACGCCAAGCGCTCGATGGCGAATGGCATGTCTGCCGACTTCTACTCGGCCGGCTCGCTCACCAACCAAATCAACGGCCTGCAAGCGCTGATCTCCGATGCCGGCACCGGCACTGTCGGCGGCATCAACAGCACGACCTTCACGTTCTGGCGAAACATCGTGCAATCGGCGGCTTCTCCCCTCCAGGGTGGCGGTGCCATCACTCCGAGCGCCACGACAATTGAGTCCTTGATGCTTCCGCTTTGGCTGCGTCTGACGCGTGGCGCCGATCACCCTGACCTCATCATCGCAAGCGAGAACTACTTCACTTTCTACGAGCAATCGCAGACCTCGTTGAAGCGGTACTCGCCGAACGATGACGGCCAGGGCGGCATGGTGAAACTGCGCTACAAGCAGGCCGAGGTGTGGCACGACACCGCGGCGTCGGGTATCCCGACCAGCCACATGTACTTCATCAACACCGACTTCTTCAAGTTCGTCGCCCACCAGGACGCCTGGATGGAGATGCTGGACGAGAAGAACTCTGTCAATCAGGAAGCCGTGGTTATGCCGATCATCACCATGGGCAACTTGATTGTCACCAACCGGAGCCTGCAAGGGCTCGTAGTGGCCTGAGGAGACAGCCATGGCATTCATTCCAACGAACCAAACGCTGGGCACTCAGCCGATCGCTGATACCTCAACCGAGCAGCGTCACCCACTGGGAACCATCACGACTGCCTACGACACGACCTACGGCGGCGGCGAGTTTATCTACCTCAAGGGCGTGGCGACGACGGCTGTCGGATCGTGGGTCACCTACAACATGGACGATGGTACGACCGCGCTGTTGGCGGCCAACGCTATCGGCCCGGTTGCAGTCGCCATGTCCGCAAACGTGGCCAACCAGTACGGTTGGTATCAGATCCAGGGCAAGGCCGTGGGCCTCGTGCTTGCTGGCTTTGTCGATAACGCAAACGTCTATGCGACCGCCACCGCGGGAAGCGTGGATGACGCAGTAGTTGCGGGCGATCGCGTGAAAGGCGCGGTCGGCGCTTCTGCAATCGGCACGCCTGCTTCGGGACAAGCCGAGTTCGAGATCGCACGTCCCTTCATGGATGACGGCCTCGCGGCCTAGTTTGTGAGCAAACTCACCGGCTGCCGGATCGCTACCGGCAGCCTCTTTTTGGAGAACGACAATGCATTTTCCGTCACAGGCCTTGCCGCCAGCGTTTCGCTTCGAGCGTCGAGCCATCGAGGACCGCGAGGCGTCTATCGCTGCCGGCGCGTTGGTCATGAAGGATGAGGATTGGGTGATCGTCCAGCAGCGCGGTAGCAAGGACGAATCAGAGTTCCCAGCGCTGCAGTGGATTGCGCAGATGGAGCGCGCCTCCATTGACCGACCGCGCGAGATGCCCAGCAACTGGGTCCGCGGCTTCAAAGACGTCTATGCCGCGTTCAAGAAGGGGGAGGACTGTCAGGTTGATGGCTATCCCATCAAGAACTGGCCTGCCATCACTCCTGCCGAGGCCAAGAACTGCGCGCGCTGCGGGCTGCATGCCGTGGAGGACATCGCGCATGCGAACGAGGAGGTGCTACGGCAGCTCGGGCTCGGTTCACGCACCTTGCAACAGAAGGCCAGGGCGTTTCTCGAAGCGCGGGCCAACAACGGTGCTGCTTCAGAGCTCGCGCATTTGCGCAGCGAGAACGAGGCACAGAAGCAGCTGCTCGAGGAGATGCAAGCCCAGGTATCCGAGCTTAGAGCGCAAGTCAGCGCGCTGTCTGAGCCTCCGCCGAAGCGAGCTCGGGCCTGATGCGTACCTGCGTACAGATCGTCCAGGAGGCCTGTGCGAGCCTGGGTCTGGCGCAGCCCAACACCGCGGTCTCATCGACTGATTTCCAGATCATACAGATGCTGTCCATCCTCAATGAGGAGGGCAGCAAGCTGGCGCGCCGCCACGAGTGGCAGCTGCTGACGAACGAGGCCACCTTCACGACGCTCGCCGCTGCCTCGCAAGGCACGCTGACATCGATCATCGGCGCGAGCGCCAACTTCCGGAAGATCATCGATGAGACCATCTGGAATCGCACCACGGGCACGATCGTATTCGGTCCGGTCCAGCCGGAGGTGTGGCAAGGCCGGCTCGCCGTCACCACTGCAGGCCCGTATCCAGAGTACCGCATCCGCAATGGCACGCTCTTCTTCGACCCCGTACCCGCGGCGGGGGAGAGTTGCTACTTCGAGTACGTTAGCTACAACTGGGCGACGACTGCGGACGGCGCTACTCGCAAGTCGCGCTTCACTCTGGATGACGATCTGCCGCTGTTTGACGATGAGGTGCTGCTGGCCGGCCTGCGGTGGCGGTGGAAGTCATCCAAGGGCCTCGACTTCCAGCAAGACTTCGACGACTACGAAGAGCTGGTCGCAGGGCTGATCACAGACGACAAGACCGCGCGGCGCATCCGCCTCGATACCCTCATGAACTCCATCCGGGCGCCAGGCACGCCGTACGGCTCCTGGAACCTCTCGAGTATGGGCTGATGATGCGCACGGCTGCACGTCGCACAAACCCGGCTCGCGCCAGGGTCGTCACCACGAGCAGCCAATTGGCGCCGGTGCGTGGTTGGAACGCACGTGACGGTATCGCCAACATGGAGCCGGGCTTCGCGGTCACGCTGGACAACTGGTTCCCGCTGACGGCTGAGATTCGCATGCGCAAGGGCTCGGCGGAGCACGTCACCGACATCATGGCCGGCGTGGATCCAGCCGAGGTTGAGACGCTGATCACCTATAAGCCTCAGAGCGGCTCCCAGTCTCTTTGGGCGTGGGCCGATGACAGTATCTACAACGTCACCTCTGCGGGCGCCGTAGGGGCTGCTGCAGTCACCGGCCTGACCAACGCGCGCTGGCAGGTGGTCAACTTCAAGACATCGGGCGGTGACTTTCTCATCGCGGTGAACGGTGCCGATGACCTGCGCTTGTACAACGGTGCGACGTGGGCCGCCATCAATGGCGTCTCTGTACCATCGATCACAAACGTCAACACCAACACGCTGGTCCACGTCTTCATCTTCAAGGAGCGCGCCTACTACATCCAAGAGGACACGCTGACGCTGTGGTACGCCGCGGCCGGCGCGTTCGCTGGTGCGCTCACCTCGTTCCCGATCCGCTCATACATTCAGTCCGGCGGCTATCTCATGGCCGCGGGCAGCTGGACGCGAGATGCAGGTAACGGCCCGGACGACTTCCTGGTCGCCATCACTAGCGAAGGCGAGGTGGTCGTATACAGCGGGACGGATCCGGCCAGTGATTTCGCGCTGGTTGGCGTCTACCGAACCGGCAAGCCCATCGGACGGCGCTGCATGATCAAGTTCGCCGGTGATCTGCTGATCATCACCACCGATGGCGTGATCCCAATGTCTCGGCTCGTAGCGCGTGAGCGCAAAGAGCAGGGCGTAGCGGTGACCGAGATCATCCAGGGCGCCATGGCCGATGCCGTGAGCGCCTACAGCGCCAACTTCGGCTGGGAGCTGTTCTTGTTCAGCGAGGCCAACATGCTGCTGCTCAACGTCCCGGTGGACACCGAGCAGGTGCAGTTCGTGATGAACACCTTCACGAAGGCCTGGTGTCGGTTCACCGACTGGCCGGCGAATTGCTTTGCGGAGTTGAATGGCGAGCTCTACTTCGGCATGGCCGGTGAGGTGCGCAAGGGTTGGACGGGCGTGCAGGACGTGGATGAGCTGGTGCGCGCTGAGGCGGTGTTCAACTTCACGTACTTTGGTGATCGCGCCAACCTCAAACAGACGACGCTGATGCGCCCCATCATGCGTTGGGACACGGCGCCGGCATCCATCAAGGTGGGGATCGACGCCGATTTCAACGTCCAGGCACCGACCAGCGACATCGTGAGTGTGTCCTCTGCTGGTTCCACGTGGGACGTGGCCGAGTGGGATGAAGGGTTCTGGGGCGGCGAGCCTGTGGTGCGCTCCAACTGGCTAACGGCCTGTGCCATTGGTTATGCGCTGAGCTTCCACATAGTGGTTGAGGTGACCCAGACGACCTGGGTGTCGCTGTCGTCTGTCGACATCGCTTACAAGCGCGGGAGCACGCTGTGAGCGCGCGCTGGGGCCTCATCCAAGACCAGCCCGATGTGGTTGGCGCTTGGGTCTGTGAGCGCACTGGCGGCGCCTGGCACAAGGGCTGCGGCACTGCGCTGGGGTTCACCTTCGATGGAGCGCTGAAGGCCGGCGCTATCTATACGAGCTACACCGGTGCCGATGTGCAACTGGGCTTCGCAGTCGAGGACCGGCGCGTGTTCAACCGCGCGAGCATCTGGTTCGCCTTCTACTACCCGTTCCAACAACTTGGCTGCCGCCGCATCACAGCACGCGTGAATTGTGATAACGTTCGCTCGCTCGCACTCGTCGAGCATTTGGGCTTTGTCCGCGAGGCGACCCTCACAGACGCAGCTCCGAACGGGGATCAGATCCAGTTTCGGATGTTGAAGTCGGAGTGTCGATGGCTACGAGACAATCGTTACAAGCCCAGAGCCAAGGCGGCGTGACATGACTTCGCCTAAGGCTCCAAAGCCGCCAGATGCCATCGGAGCTGCCCGCGAGCAGGGCCAGCAGAACATCAACGCGGCCCGTACGACCGCGGCCTTAAACCGCGTCAACCAAGTTGGGCCTGGCGGGACGGTGACGTTCTCGCAGGATCCAACCAATCCGGACCAATACACACAGACCACTCAGCTTTCGCCTGAGCAGCAGCGCATCTACGACGCGCAGACTGGCGCCGCAGGCACTCGAGCCGAGGCTGCTGGCCGTAACTTCGACCTGTACGGTCAATCTCTGGGCCAGGGGCTGAATACTTCTGGGCTCCCAGCGCGCCAGTTCTCAGCAAATCCCACGGATCAGCAGACGGGCATCAACGCGAGCAGCGTTGCACAGCGCCGAATCAGCACCATGGGTCTGCCTCAGCTGCCAGGTCAGGAGGATTTCAGCGGCGAGCGCCAACGCGTAGAGGATGCCCTGTACGGACGCAGCGCGCGGCGCCTGGATGACCAGTTTGGTCGTCGAGAGGAAGCAGAGCGCTCTCGGCTGCTCGCGAGCGGTCTCATCGAGGGAACCGAAGCCTACGAGCGGCAGATGCGAGACCTCAACGAGGCGCGCACGGATGCCTATGGCGACCTGAGAGATCGCGCCGTACTTGCGGGTGGCCAAGAGCAGTCTCGGCTGTTCGGCCAGCAGCTCCAGGCGCGACAGCAGGGCTTCGGCGAGCGCACCACGCAAGGGCAGTTCGCCAATCAGGCGGCCAACCAGAACTTTCAGAACGAGATGGCGCGCTCGGGCTTCTTCAACGATGCGCAGCAGCAGGAGTTCATGCAACGGCTCGCAAACGCGCAGCTTGGCAACCAACAGCGCGATGCGGGCATCAACGAGCAGGTCACAGATCAGCAGAAGACGCTTCAGGGTCTAGACTTCCTCTATGGCGGCAGTGGTGCGATGGTGCCGCAGGCGTTGGCTCCAGGCTCATCCGGTCAGGTCGCGCCGACCGACATTCAGGGCGCTATTCAGCAGGATTACAACAACCGCTTCGGCAACTATTCGCAGCAGGCGCAGCAGGCTCAGCAGCAGCAAGCAGCGCTGTCCTCTATCGCACTGGCCCTGGCGTTCTCAGACCGCCGCTTGAAGACCGATATCAAGCGCGAGGGCACAACGCCCAGTGGGCTGGGTATCTACAGCTACCGCTACAAGGCTGGGGGCGAGCGCCAGCTTGGTGCGATGGCAGACGAAGTGAAGCAGATCTATCCGGAGGCCGTGGTCAAGCACGAGAGTGGTTACGACATGGTGGATTACGGCATCGTCACCAGCCGCGAAATGGAGGATGCGTAATGGCATTTGTGCCCCCATGGCTGCGCGGAGGCCAGAGCCCTGGCGCTCCGACTGCGCCCGGTATGCCAACTCAACAGGGTGTAGACCGCCGTCGTGCAATGGCCGAAGCGTTGATGAAAGTTGGCCAGCAGGGCACGGGACTGTCTGGTCCCTGGGGTGGTATTGCCTCTGCGCTCGCCGGCGGACTTGCCGGCTGGCAGCAACGCAAGGCAGGTCAAGAGCAGATGGGCGTCGACGATCAGAAGAAGCAGGCCATCGCGAAAGCGCTCGCCGGCCTTGGCGGCGACCCGGCGGCTACTGCTGCCATCCAAGGCTTGCCGATCGAGCAGCAGCAGCAGACCGTCGCGCAGCTAGCAGCGCAGAGGATGAAGCCTCAGGAATTGAAGTGGCAGGATGCCGGCAATGAGCTTGTCGGGACGAATTCGGCCGGCGAAGTCGTTGCCCGTGTTCCAAAGGGAGTTGACCCGGCACTACGAAAAACCGAGTACAAGGACGCCGGTAACAAGTATGTGCCGTTTGATCCGTACGCTCCCAATCAGCAGGAGATCACCAAGAGCGTCACCCCCGACGCTAAGCTCTCAAGCGAGACGTCGAGGGCCAATGCGGGCCTGGCCAGCGAAACCTCACGTGCTAACGCGCAGCTCGCCGCAGAGACTGCCAGAGCCGGTCAGGAAGCCAGCGCCGGAAAGCAGTCACGCCGTGACACGGCAGGGCTCCGCAAGGAGTTCCGCAGCCTTCCATCTGTGAAGGAGTACGAGACGGCTCTGCCGATCATAGAGACGGCACGCAAGGCTCCGGACACCCCCGCTGGAGACCTGCAGGTCATTTACAGCGTGGGTAAGGTGCTAGACCCGAACTCGGTTGTGCGCGAGGGCGAGCTGCAGCTGACTCAGAGTGCCACGCCATTCCTGCAGCAGATGATTGGCAAGGCACGGGCTGAAATCTCAGGACAAGGGCGGCTCACACCAGAGACGCGCAAGAACTTGGTGGACATGCTGGACCAGCGTGTACAGGGCTATCAGCAGGCGTACAGCCGCGACTTTGAAACGTACGGCGGCTATGCCCGGGACATCGGCGCCGACCCTGGCCAGGTCGTTGGAACTCGTCCTGAGACGGCATTCACGCCTGGCGGCTCACCGCCACTTGGCACCACACCGTCTGCCGCTCTAGCCTCGGCGAATGGCGCGCCGCCGGTGCCGCAGCAGGCCGAGATGACGGCGACCGGGCCGAACGGTGAAAAGCTGGTGCTGAGGAACGGGCAGTGGCAACCGCTGCAGTAAATCAGATTCCGGCGCTGCCGCCTGGGTTCAAGCTGGATGAGCCGCAGCAGCCCCAGAGCGCTGGACCACCGCCGCTGCCGCCAGGCTTTGTGCTCGACGATCCGAATGCGCCAGCTCAGCAGCCGTTGCAGACTCCAGAGAGATGGCGCCTCGAGGACGAGCTCAAGCGCAATCTCGCCGCTGCTGATCAGGCTGGAGAAAAACTCAAGCGTACCGAACTCGTTGCCGAGACGGCACGTCCGTTCCTGCGTGGCGCCACCGACCTTGCCGATGGCGTCATATCTCTTCCAAAGCTAGCAGCGGCAGTGCCTGTAGGCGCTCTGAATCTGGCGGGCGCAAATATCCCGTCGCCTCTGGGCTTCTCGTTCAAGCAACTGGGATCGGATGGCGGCAAAGCGCTCGCCCCGCGTAATAGGGCGGAGCGCTACGCCAGTGCCGTCACTCAGGGCTTCGGTGGTGCACTTACCGGCATCGGACTCGGAAGCTTGGCGGCAGGTGCCGGTGGTACGACCGGTGCTGTGGCATCGCAGTTCGCGGCGCAGCCAGCGCTGCAGAGCGTTAGCGCGGTCACTGGAGGCGTTGCAGGTGAGGCGGCGCGCGATTCTGGGGCGGGGCCTATTGGGCAGACCGTCGCCGGAATTCTGGGCGCGATGGCTCCGGGGGCAGCGGCAGCCACAACGCAGAAGGCTGCGGCAGGATTGGCGCGTACACCGGAAGCGCAGCGTTTGCTCGATGCTGGCGTTGATCTGACTCCAGGACAGCTGAACCCTAAAGGTATGTACAACCAGCTCGAGGAGAACGTGAAGTCTCTCCCGGTGGTTGGCCCTATCGTCAGGAACTCCAGAGACAATGCGCAGGCTGGGGTTCAGCGTGCCGCCGTACAGCAAGGTGCCGCACCTGGAACGACGATCAGGCAGTCCGACCAAGCGACGATGCTGGACGACGCCTACCAATCATTTCAGCCGCTCTACGACCAGGCCAAGGGCTTCCCTGTCAGGCCGGTCATCATGAATAACGGACAGAACGTCCCGCTTGATCGTGCGCTTCAAACATCCATAGCGAATCGAGGGATCAGGGCGACTGATGACGACCGCAATGTCGTTCAAAACTTCGTCGATAACGAGCTAACAGCACCGCTATCAACTTCCGATGACCTGCTTCGCATCCGATCGAATGTTCGCGCGGAGGCCAGGGCTGCGGCCGCAGAAGGACAGATCGCGCAGGCGCGGCTCTTCCAGGAAGCAGATGCCGCTATCACGCAGGCACTCGATTCGCAGTTGCCGCCGGATGCGCTGAAGGCATTGCGTACGGCAGACGCGAAGTATGGAGAGTACAAGATCGTCGAGCGGGCCGTTGCGAACTCGAAAGATCGACCCGAAGGCTTCACGCCCAACGACCTTTCCAATGCGGTCGCCACCGGTGGTCGCGGCTCTTCCCAAGGCTCCTATGCACGCGGAGGTGGTGGCCCGCTGCGCCAGCTTGCGGCTGATTCGAGAAAGGTTCTCGACTCTCGCTCACCGCCGACCGGCCAGCGAATCTTGGGACTGTTGGGTGGTGCAGTAACCGCTCCTGTAACGCTCCCGACCGTACTTGGCCTCAGTGGCACCCAAACCGGCCGCCGCATCGCCGCCGGCAACACAGATACGCAACGCGCAATCGCCGCAGCTCTCGCTGGCGTCAAACCAAGACAAGCCACGCGCCAGGGCGCAACAAACGAATTCATCGGCGACCTGACGGACCAAGAGCGCCTCGCCTTGGCCTTCCAGGAAGCGACGCAACGACGCAAGGAGAGACGCTGATGGCCGCCAACCCAGCCCGCGAGCGCGCCCGCCAGCACGTCTCGGAGGAGATCGTATCCGGCCTGCAGGAGCGCATCGCGCAGTGGCAGCAGGAGCGGTCACGCATCGAGGCGGTGATACAGCGCGAGGACCGCAAGCGTGATCGATATGAGTTGCTGGCCGAGTTGATTGCCGCTGCCGAGGCTGAGATTGCCGCAGCGACACAGCGCGCCGTGGGGCCGCGAGTTGACACTGGAGTCTTGCGATGAACCGTTACGCCAAGTTTGCCCTGATCTGCGTCTCCTTCGCCTCAATGCCGCTGCTGATGGCGCCGCGCAATGGGGCAGGGACGTACTCACTGCCCGCCGGCAACCCAGTGGTCAGCGGCACCACGATCTCGAGCACCGTGCACAACAACACGATGTCCGACATCGCAACCGCGCTGACGGCATCGATTTCCAAGGACGGCCAGACCACGCCGACCGCGAACCTGCCAATGGGTGGCTTCAGGCACACCAACGTCGGCAATCCCACCGTGCGCAGCCAGTACGGGACCGTGGATAACATCCAGGACGGTGAGTATGTGGTGCTGAGCTCGGTGGCCGGCACCAATACCGTCACCGCAGCGCTGTCACCCACGCCAACGGCTTACGTGGCCGGTATGCAGGTGGTACTCATCCCGGCGAACACCAACACCGGCGCCACTACCCTCAATATCAGTTCCATCGGCGCGCTGGACGTGCAGAAGTGGGTGAGCGGGGCGCAGTCCAACATCGTGGCCAACGACTTGCGCGTCGGAGTTCCGGCCTACCTCGTACTCGATACCGGCGCAGATGACTGGATCCTGCTGAATCCGAACAGCGGGAATATCGGCGATGTGACGACTGGCACGATGACAGCCACGACGGTCTCATCGACCAACCTCACAGTCACCAACATAAACGGCGTTGCGGCACCCGCTGCGGCGAATCCTTCTGCCACTATCGGGCTGAGTGCTGTGAATGGCTCTGCAACGAGCTTCATGCGCTCGGACGGCGCGCCAGCGCTTTCACAGTCGATTGCGCCGACGTGGACTGCTCACCACATCTTCAGCAACAGCTGGTCATCGGGGAATCCGGGAGCGGCTACGGTGTCGGCAGCGGTGCCATTTCTTGAGCTAGATGAATCTGATGCCGCTGCAGATAACCGGCGCTGGTCATTCAACATGAGGGCAAGCGAACAGTTCCTATTTCAGCTATCAAACGACGCACGAAATTCTTTCGGCACGGTCTTCAGCGTTGACCGCACGGGCACTACCGTGGATCAGGTTACTTTCCCGACCGAGGGAAGCCGAGCTTTTGTCATCGGCACGGCAGGGACTACGATCAACAGCGCGCGCGCTCAGATTCGCACCACTTCGGCTGCTGCCTCGCTCCAGGTATCCAATGCCACATCCAACCAGTACACCATCGTTAGCAATAACGAAGCTGGGAGCGGCGACAATCAGCATCTGGTATTCACTGAGGGCGCCACCATCCGCGGCAGCATCGACTACAACCGCGCCGGCGCGGCTATACGGTATAACACCACTTCAGATGCTCGCCTGAAGAAGAACTTCAAATCAGCTCCTAGCGCTCGGCCCGTCATCGACTGCATTTTGGTTGAGTCCTTCGACTGGCGTGAAGGTGGAGAGCGCGTGAATCATGGTTTAGTCGCCCAGCGCCTGAACAAGTGCGCTCCATATGCGGTCAGTAAGGGTGATGTTTGGCAGATCGAGAAGGCCGCGCTGGTGCCCGCGCTGATCAAGTACGTCCAGGAGCAGGACGATCGTATCTCTAGGCTGGAGCGGCGACTTGAAAGGCTTCATTGAGAGCGTCCGATGAGCGACCTAGAAGACCGCCGCCGCGAGGCTCCCGATGGACCGGAAGACGACATGAGACAGGACGTGCACGTGGAGCAGCTCATTATCCCTTGGACCACCAAGCTGTCTCTTGGCGGGTTACTGGCGGTAGTCGCCGGTCTCGTCACGTGGAATCTCATCACCACGCTTGCCATTCAGGAGAGCCAGGCCAACGACAAGCGGGAGCTGTGGATAGAGATCGGCAAGCTCCAGGCGATGGATGCAGTCGTGGATGTACGATTGCGCTCGCTCGAATCCCGAGCTGAGAGGCAAGAAAAATGAACCTGGTGCCAGAGCAGACGAAGGTGGAAGCGGGCGGCAGCTACGCGAAGGCCGAGCTCAACGATCGCACACCGCTATGGGTCGGCATCCTTGCATGGGGCGTGGCGATGTTATCGCTGGGGCTTTCATGGTGGGCGATCGACAAAGCCAATGCCGCCGAGACACAGCTTCTGCTGCTCCGCGAGGATATTCGGCAAATGACCATCGAACAGGCACGGGAGAAGTAATGGCAGACCAGCACGCGATCATCATCATTCGTCGAAGCTTTACACGGATGCGCGAAGCCGTTGCAGCAGCCTGGCGCTGGCTGGTCGGATGAGACACTTCAAGCACGCCGAATTCGCGTGCCGCCATTGTGGTGAGAACCGCATGGACCCGGTGTTTCTGATGGACGTGGATGAACTCAGGCACCGCTTCGGCAAGCCGCTGGTGGTGAGCTCTGGATACCGCTGCCCGGCGCACAACTCGCGCGTCTCTAGCACGGGGAGCGACGGGCCTCACACCACGGGATTCGCCGTGGACTTCGCGGTAGACCGTGGCGCCGCCGTCGAGTTGCTGCAGATCGCCCTGTCGATGGGCTTCACCGGTATCGGCGTCAATCAGAAGGGCGGCGGCCGGTTCTTGCACCTGGACAAACTGCCTAATGCGCCTGGGCAGCCAAGACCAACGATTTGGAGCTACTGATGAACGCAGTTGTCGAGCAGAAGCGAACCCCGGTGCAGCGCAAGGTCGCTGTTGGCGCCGCGGTGGGCGGGGCAGTCTCCGTTATCGTCTGGGCGTTGGATGCGTTCGCGGGCATCAAGGTCAGCGGAGAGGCTGCTGTGGGCCTGAGCACCGCACTTACCTTCGTAGCACAGTACTTCGTCCCGAACCAGGAGCTCGCCGAGTGATGTTTCTCGCCAGGTATTGGCGCGTACTGGCGGTCGCCTCTGCCATTGGCGCAATCCTCTACGGCATCCAACTCGCCCTCGACAACGCAGAGCAGCGCGGCTACGACCGCGCCACAGCCGAGGGCAAGGCCGCCATCGCCGCCCTAGACGCTGCCACGGCCGCGCGTGAAGCCGAGGAGCGAGAGATCAGCCGGACCCACGATGTTGCTTACCAGGAGAAAAGCCGTGCTCTACAGAGCCAGATTGACCGCCTTACCGCTCGCACTGTTGACATTGGCCGGCTGCGCGGCTGCGCCGATCGCGGTAGTGCCGCGGCAACAAGCCAAGCCAGTTCCACCCCCGTCACTGATGGAGCCGCCGGGCGAGCAATCGATGATTTGCCGGCTGGCGGAGATCATCGAGGCGGACTGGGGCTGCAGCTCATCAGGTACGCCGCAGCCTGCGAGCGGCAACGGCAACAACTGATAGGCCTGCAATCCTGGGTCAGCGATGTGCTGGAACCGACACACACACGGCCTTGACCCTCACGCCCATCCCTTTGGTTGCCTCACCGCCCTCAAGAAACGCCACCATCACCTTGCCGGCGTTCTCGCATCGCTCGCGGGTGGGAAACCGGCCTGAGCTCGATGCCTGACCGGTGGTACTGGTCGCGCCGATGCGCAGCTCCCATTCGACAGGCTGGGCGGTGGCGGCGGTGAGGATGAGCGCGGTAAGCATGGCTGGATGCTATCCGCTCACCTGCCGCCGGTCTGTCGGTCGGAAGACATAGGAGGGTATAAGACATGCCAGCCTTTTCGGATGATATCGCTTCGCCTCCATAGCGATCCGGCGCCGAAGCCGGCTGCAAAAGCGAATGCCGCGATTATGATCTCAATCATTTCCCCTCCCTCGGCCACCGCTCAATATCGATCTGGCCGTAGATCTCTTTCAGGTCTCGGATGGTATCGTTGAGCGCGTCGTGGAGCTGTTTGGGCGTGGGGTTTCGGATGTGCTCCACGCGTATCGCGATGCGCTCCTCGAGCCAGTCAATGTCTATCAGCTTACCGGGCATTGATGCTCGACCCAGTACCTTCCCTCGCACCTCGGACAGTAGCAGTTCATCACGGCTCTCGCCGCTTGCAGCTCCCGCAGCGCGGTGGCCGTATCCGCATGACGCTCCACGGTCTTGCGCATTGCGCCTGCCATGGATATGGCCGAGTGATCTGCGATCAAATCCGCGAGCCTCTCATCCGATATCTGCGTCATGGGGACTTCGCCTCAAGCGCGAGCACCTTCAGGCATTTGCCGCACTGATGCCATTCGCAGCCACCGCCAGTATGCTTGTGGGTAAGTGTCTTGGTGTGGCAAAACGGGCACACGCCAAGTTCAGCTACTGTCTGCTGTAGAGGCGTGAAAGTCTTGAGCTGAAAATTCATAGGTCCAATATTCATTTGCCCTCACTTCCGAAACAACCTCTCAATCCCCCGCTGCACCTCAAGCATCTTCTCCGCCTCCGCCAGCTCCCGCTTGGCACCCTTCGTATCCCCGGCATCCAGCAGCCGCTTGGCAGCTAGCACATGAACCTCGAGTTCCCGCTGCGCATCGATGTGCGCTCGAATCGCGTCGATGATGTCGGGAGGGAGGGGCACAGGGGGAGGTTACGCCTATCGCCATCGCCAATCCCAGCGCGCACGACGATCCTGAAACTCCAGGTTGTCCTTGTAGCGCATGTATCCCAAGGGAACGCACATGTAGTTGCGCAACCAGTAGACCCGCTCTCGGGTGCTCACGGCGCCACCCACGGGGTGGTGGGCTGGCAAGGGGCATCACCGAGCTGGTGACAAGTCTCCAAGTAATCATCCACGGCATCTACGAAAGCCAACGCCAGTCCATCTATGCTGTCCGATGAGTACGTGACGACATCCTGGATGTGCAGCACGCGGCCGTGCCAGCAGTCATCGTCTCGCTCAACCGAGCCATGGTAGTCGAGATATTCCATGGAAGCGCCCACCCGCTGGCCACCGGTGGTGGGGGAGGTCATGGGGACACCGGAGCGATGATTTGGAGCTTGCTCTTCTTCGGCCTTTGTGCCGTCCGCCACGGACCCCACGTCTGACAGCCGTCGCATGAATAGCTGATCTGGCCGTAGCGTTTGCACTTCCAGATCTTGGAAGAACCGCAGTTGGGGCAGCCAAGTGTGCTGGCCACTTGCTGGCCAGTCTTGGTGGGGAAGGGAGGGGCGTCAGGCTGCATCTTGTTTCACCTCGATGAATTCGACGAGATTGCCATCGGTGAATTTGGCGCGGTAGCGAGGCAAGCGCTGCCCTCCCCCGGTCAGATATAGGTATCCGTGCCAGTTCTGATCGACGTCGGCCCTGTCAATGACCCGGCGCATCGAGCCGCACAAGTGCATGATGCCTTTCTCCAGCGGGTAGCGCCGCTCGTTCCATGGGACGTCCTCCATGTGCCACTCATCGCCGATCAGCCGGCGGTTTATGATCCGGTACTGGCTCATGTACTGGTCCGGGGTATCCTTGCACTGGTATTCCACGCCCTCGTGGATCACGTAATCGAACATCCCCATGCTAGAATTCCTCGTGTGCCCAAATTTGTACTGCACACAGTCGAAAAACGGCACAAAAGGTCACATTCCAGTTCACTACTGCACTACGGAAAGACGCTAACGCCTGAATCGACAAAGGATTTTCACAGCGCCGGGGTAGCTCAGCTGGTAGAGCAACGCATTCGTAATGCGAATTGCTACAGAATAATAAGCTAGAAATTAAGCTATTTCCCGTCATTCCCGCCGCTTCCTGTGCCATTCCTTGTACGACGGTTGTCCGCGAACTGCGCGTAATCCGTTGGGCTGATGTGCCCATATCGGTCCACCAGCCTGGTATCTGACCAGCCCGCCAGCTCCTTGATGGCCGTTGCTGGCGTGCCCGCAAGCTTGTGCCACGCGGCCCAGGTATGGCGAAGGTCATGCAGCCGCAGCCCGGGGAAGCCAGCCCGCCTGCAGGCCTTACCCCAACAGGTCTTGAGTGAGCGCACTGGCGCGCGCCCGAGCTGGTCTGTGAACACGTATTCGCGATGCACGCCGCGTTGCTGCTCGAGCACCTCGAGCGCATCCGGTGGCAGCGGGAAACCGACAGCCCGCTTGCCCTTGAACTCGGAGGCTGCGATGCGGAATACCTTGGCTTCGAGGTCGACGTCCTCCCAGCGCAGCCGGAAGACGTTGCTTGCGCGGGCGCCGGTCGCGACAGAGAACCGGGTGATCTGCTTGGCGTGGTCTGGGAGCTCGCGCCACAAGGCCTCGAACTGCTCAGGCGTGATCCAGCGCGGGGCGGATTTCTCGACATGGAGGGCGGCTACTTTGGGGGCGTGCTGGAGCCATCCCCAGCGGACGGCAGCGGAAAGAACAGATGTCGCAACCGCCATGATTCGGTTGACCGTTCCGGGTCTGCGGCCGTCACTAAGACTCGCCTGTCCCGCGGCGAGCAGCGGACCGTCAATGTCGCCAAGAGCTTTCCCTCCCAGAAAACTCTCAAGGGCGTCGAAACCCTCTCGGTCGCGGTCAAGTGAACGCTTGTGGGCTTTCTCCTTGAGCCAGCGCTCTTTCGCGTCTTCCCAGGTGTGGATGACTTCGCCAAGTTCCTGCTCCTTCCAGATCTGATCTCTCAGCCGCCGTTCAAATTCTTCCGCAAGCGCCTTGCTAGCAGTGCCACACGAGACACGGACCTGCCGTTTCCTGATGGTGAACTTGCACCACCAGGTCGCTCCGGGCTTCTTACTGCGTTTGTACAGCACTGTTGGTGTCTCAATAGTTGTTGTTCATCGAAGCGCCAGAATTTCCCCATCTTGATTGCCGGCAGCTGACCAGTGCGCGCCCACTCACGAACCGTGGACGGCTCCACCGAGTAGCGCGCGGCAACTTGCTCGACAGTCAGGATGCTCATCCGCCCGCCGCCTCCCTCTCAATAGAAGATACAAATTCTTGGCATTCGATCTGATGTGGTCGCGTCGGGCCGACAAGATCATTGATTGATGCGGCGACAGATCGGCAGTACTCGACTAGCGGCTCGTAATGAAAGTGACGCATACCTTCACATGCCGCTATGTGACAGGCATGCTGAAGGCAGTACATTCCTGGTGGATAACCTGTTGCCATCTCTCACCCCTCCCGCTCGCCTGACTTGCCCACAGCCTCAGATGACACGAGTATCAATCTCGCGCATCTGGGTGCAACGCCAGCCTTCCGGGTTCTTCATATCGCGACCAGCCTGCTTCTTTGCCTTCGCTACGGCTGCCTCGTCTGTTGAGGCCTTGACGATGTAGTCCATCTCGGCGCCGTCATCGTTGCGCACCCTGATGTCATATGTTCTCACTTGGTATTCTCCTGTTGGTTGCCCACCGCCTCCGCGATCAGCGGGGCGAGTTCTTCGGGTATCGGCGGTGGTTCGTAGTTTCGGTAATTAGCGGCCTGTTCCCATTCAACATGCAGCCACCGCACCGCCTCCAGCAGCAGGCGCTCGCGCTCCAGCAAGTTCTGGTGGTTGATCTCGGTGACAATCAACTCCTCGGCGCGCTCCTCGAATGGGATCTGCGGCTGATCTTCGTCGCGAGCAATGCAGTCTTCCATCGCTTCGATCTGCAGCCGAAGCAGCGATTCGCCCCGCTCCAACTCCGCCACGCGTTCGCGCAGGCGGGCGAGTTCGGCGTCTACTTCTGCGGTTTCGTACACCTCGGTGTCGCCGGTAAACTCATAAGCCTTGTATTTCTCGATCACTTTGCACCTCGGGCTGCTGCAAGAACACGGTCAACCTCTGCCAGCACCGGGCGGCGAAGATCCTGGCTGCTCCAATCGACAGGGGACATCTGACGGACCGAATACAGAGCCTCCCTCAGCCCCGCGTTCTCGGCGGCGAGGCGCTCACATTCTGCTCGATATATCTCAAGTGATACTTTGAATTCGCCCGACTCCTGCTCCAGCTGCGCGGTGCGGGCGCGGAGTTGCTCGATCTGCTCGGCGTGCTTCCGCTGGTAGCAGGCAATCGCCGATGCCGCAATCGCTTCGCCGTCTCTCTCGGTGAGTTCAGCCATTGCCGCTCTCCTGCTCCTTGTCTCTCGACTTGGAGAATGCGGCTAGGGCATCAATCGCAATCCCGCACGCTTCATGAAGCGGCGAGCATTCCGCGGTTGCCGGGCACATCTCTCCGATTCGGCGAAGCGCATCCCGCAGCCATGCGTTTTCTGCCGAAAGGCGAGATATTTCTCGCTCCGCTTCTCTAAGGCGATCTTGCAGGCTTATCGCAAGAGGCTCGAAAAGCTTGTCATTCGAATCTGAATTATTCATTTCGAATTTCCCGGTTTCATTCCGTTAGCAATCCGACAGTCGCCCGCGTGCGCGTATGGCCATGGCGACAGGCATTCATTGCAGCCTGCGCTTTCCTTCTGCTCCCCCTGCGGCTGGGCGCGACGCTGCTGTTCCTCGGCTGCAATGCGCGCGTTGTCGTCGATGTGGCCTTGGCACAGCGCGCTCCCCGGCGCTGGATTGCCGTCGCAGTCCTCGTACGCGCAGAACTTGATAGTCCAAGGACTACCGGGATCAATCTTTGCCTGCGGCTGGGCGAGGGCCTCGCAGTCAGCGCAGATGCAATTGTTAGAGTGACCCTTAGTGCGCTTCAGTGCGGCGACCATCGTGCGCAGCGCGGCGTTCTGCAGCTGTAGATCCCGAATAAGGGCCTGCGCATCACACGGTGCCATTGCTGTTCTCCGTAGGCTGGGCGAGGGCGGCGACGCACCTCTCGTATATGGCACCGCCCACTACTGCCAGCGCAGCGATCTGGCGAATTTCGTTCTGCAACTGCCGCTCGCGCTCCTGGGATTGCTTGTACAGCTCGAAAGTCCTCAGCCAGTTGTTGTGCTTCTCGTTCAGCTGCTCCCTCAACCCCCGCATCTCCGCCACCATCACGTCATGAGCGTTACGGAACCGGGCGCAGTCTTGGGCGAGGGTGTCGTGGGCGCAGAAAAGCTCATCGAATCTGCCATTGATGGTCGTCATCATCTCCTGCATATATGGCGAAAGCTTCAGGCCTTTGGCTTCAGATACGGCCCTGCGAATCGACTCGACCGCCTCATTCCGCTCCACCTCCACCGGCTTGCGCAGCTCCTCAATGTCAAGAATCTCGTTGCTGATCACGAAGGCATCGTGTTGCGAGTAACCGCGTTTCACCAGGAGCACGTACAGCTGCTCGACGATGTCTGACACCGGCTTGCGCAGCTCGGCGAGCTCCAACTGCAGGTCTCGTATCTGGAGCGCGTGCGCTTGCTCTCGCTTGATATATGCCGCAACGTTGAAGTCCTGAGTGGATAGCTTCTCGCGCAGCTCGGCGATGGTCGCGTAGCGCTGAGCCAGATCGTCCTGGAGGCGCAGGATCTCTTTGCTCTGGAGCTGGAGCTGGGCGTCGCGCTGGCGGATGGCTTGCAGAAGCAGTGTCACATGCCACTCTGCATGTATAGGCACCATCCCGTCGCAATACAAAATACGTTCAGGCGGAATATCCCGACGCTTCTCATTGCTGGGCCAGTCAAAGCGCAACCTTGCATACTCGGCGGAGATCGCCTGGATCTGCTCGTCTGTGATCTTCTCGCTCATACAGCCTCCTTTGCCCGCTCCGCCGCCCGGCGATAGCGAGACTCCTGCTGCATCTGCTCGCCGCAGTAGGCGCGTGCGAAATCTGCTGCAGCCTTCGCGTCTTGCTCAGTCGAGAAGCCGATGCCCTGGTATCCGTACAGGAACCATTCGCCGTTGTAGTCGCGTCGTGGGGTTAGTGGATTCATGGTTCAACTTTCAGTTTCGGAGGTTGACGATATTCACCGCGACAGATCGCGTACCAGCGGATGGCGCTGCGCTGCCGAGTCTCGAGCTTGTCGAACACCGCGAAGTACAGGTCGTGCTTGTCCCGAAGTTCCAGGTGGATCGCGTAGCACTTCGCGCACAGTTCTTCCTCGGTGAGTCCAGCTTTGAAGGCATCCAGGAAGCGCGCCACATACTCATTTCTCTCGTACTCATCGAATTCTATAGTCCCGCGAGGTGATAGGTAGGCGGTGTCTTCCTGGATGATCTTCATGCATCAGAACGGGATCGAATCGAGCGAATCATCCAACGGCGCCGCATGTGG